CTTTCGGCTTATGAGGCTGATGTGCAGCTTTACACCACCCCGCAATTGGCGCGCGTTTTTAACGAGCCGCGCCCCTCGTTGCCGGTATCTCCTAGTGAAAGCGCCCGACTCACTCACCGTCATTTAATGGCCGACGACTTAACCGCCTTTCGGCTGCCCAATCCTGAATAACGGAGGATCAATTCGCCATTCTTGGACATTTACGGGGTCCGTCTTGAAGGGTAGTCATCCAGACCCGCAAAGAGCACTCGATGAATGCGCTTTGCGGGTGACTGCTAACGGCAGTCAGTCGGACGTACTTGTTTCTCGCCAGTTGAGCACTCAGTCGTCATCGAGCGGGCTCGGCACTACTGCAATTCGGAGCCGCTTACGGCGGCAAGTCGGGCCTTTGGCTTCCAATGCCAAATCACGGAATCGAACCGCATCTCTTCTCTCCAGACCTCTGCCAACGAGCCGGAATCGAACCGGCCTTCTTCGGAGCGCTTTCGCGCAATTCGTGCCGGCATCGCACCGGCGTCCGCACTTTTGCCGTCGGGCTATCGAGAGGGCTGATCGGATTTAACCCCTCATACCGCCGACGCGGGAGCCGGTAAGCCTCCTTCCCGGTACTCATCTCAATCCGCTTTCGCGGCCGGCTGAGACATTCTCACAGATGGCGACTGGTCCCCGGGTATCCAGTGTTCTTGCAGTGGGAAAAACGCCATGTGTGAGGACTACTTACGGTAGTCAATCGGCTAACGGTATTCATGCGCCAGCACCTTACTGCACCGGTCTCGCTTGCGTTCCGAACAGCCCCTGAGCCCTTTTAAAACTCTGTGCTGTGCTGCGGTGGTTTTTCAGCTTGAGGCACTGCCCGCTAATCCTCATCCTCATACTCCCGTTAGGGACGCTGAGGCTGCGTCGTTCACTACCCCTGTTGCCAGGCATCGCGACTTGATGGAACGAAGCATAGCACGACTTCATCAAAAATGATCAATCGCCTGATCAAAAAAGGTGAATTTCGGTCGATGCGCGTCGTGACGACAGGATGATGGTTCTTTCTCGATAAGCGGACCGGATATCCCGGACTCAAAACGAACCAGGAGGATGCGATGAAGAAGCCCGCGTTTGCCTAACACTGCGCCCTAATAGCGCCCAACGAAAAAGCCCGACAGCGGAGACGCTTGCCGGGCTTTGCTTTTGGCGATTCGAACGACAGATCTAGGATCTGTTAGCGACTACGAGAACTGATGCTTCATCAAATCTCGCAGTCGGACGATGTCTCCATCGGCGATCCATCCCTGTGTCATCTTGAACCACAGTTCGTAGGTGCCAAGTGCTCGCTGCCGGTAGAGATAGGCAAGATCAAGATCTTCGTCTGCTTTCTTGATCCAAAGCTTGATCTGTTCCTCGGCGGTGTCGGTGATCTGCTGGTAGGTCCAACTCTTTTCAGTGTTCATGTCTGCGTTCTATCCCTTAGGGGTCGGACGATCTGAATTGCCGACGAGTAGGTTGTATCGATCGAGCCAGAATTGGCTTTTCTCGTAGCATTGCTCTGCCTTTCGTCGGTCGCCACGTTCGGCCGCTTCGTTGCCGTCGGCGAGCCACTTACCACCGCGCACCTCGGCGTCGATGATCCGCTCGCGTAGAGTCTTCTTCGGCATGACGGAATCCATCAAGCATGCTCGGGCTCAAGCGGCGCGCGCTGCACGTCGCTCACGCCGCGCTGGCGTGCCTGCCACAGATCGTAGGCGCGCTGCTCGGCGAGCCAGACATCCGCGCGGCCGCCACGCTCTACACCAAGCCATGCCTCGAGGCGAAGCGCCATCTCTGGCGAGATCGCGGCGTGTTCGTTGAGCACGCGCGACAGCGCCACGCGGCTCACGCCGAGCTGTTCGGCGGCTTCGGTGACGGACAGGCCAAGCGCCGGGAGAATGTCCTCGCGGAGCGCTGCGCCCGGATGCGGCGGATTGAACATTTGAGCCATGATGCCTCCTAGTGATAGTCCTGATAGTCGACGAGAATCGCGTCGCCGTTCTCGAATTTGAAAGTCACTCTCCAGTTTCCGTTCACCTTGACCGAATAGTGCCCAGCGAGATCGCCTGTCAGCGGATGCCAGTACCATCCTGGCCGGTTCATATCCTCGGGCGCGATGGACTCGTTCAGACGGGTCATCAAGCGGCCGAGCTTCGCTGCATGGTCAGGACGGATGCCTGCCTTGCTGCCGGTCAGGAAGAACCGTTCGAGGCCTTTGTGGAGGAATGTCTTGATCATGGATGCATTGTATCGCGTAACGCATCGCGATACAAGCTAGTAGAAGGTGCGCGGATAGACGGTTAGTCGACTTCTTGCGAGGATCGCGGGCTGCCCGCGACCCCGTGCTAAACCCTTACAGGGGCTTGCGCTCCGCGAAATCGCAAGCGGCAGAAACGCCGAGCATCGCGACGAAACCGAACAGGATCACCGGCGAGAGGATGATGTAGGCGGCTGCTTTCAGAAATTTCATTATCGATTTGACATAAGTGTTTTGATCAAACTTTTTGCTCATCCTCCAGATGATAGTCTGAGGCTAGAATTGATACCATGAAAAGGCAAGGAAGTGTCTCATTAGGCGACGTTGCCGCGCACGGCACGCACATCGACGTGGCATGCACGCGGTGCGCGCGTCGCGGCCGGTATCACCTTGCGCGCCTGATCGCGCGCTTCGGCCCGGACTACGCAATGACCGACCTCGGCTCGCGCATGTCAAAAGACTGCCCGATGCGCGACTCGCAAGACTTCGCGAAGCGCTGCGACGTGCTGTTTCCGAACATCATCGCGATGATGTATGGCGAGGCGCCCAAGCCGGCCGCCGACGATTGCGTCGGCGATGACGACGATTACTGAATCTCAACGGCGCTTCTTGGCGCGGCCGCCGGTGCGCGGGTCGATGTCGTAGATGGCGCCCGCGTCGTATGCCTTTTTGAAGATCTCGTTGGACAGTTCCTCGACCCGCCCCGAGCCGCACGCAGGGCATTTCTTTTCCTGCGCGTCGTCGATCAGGATGAATGCCTTCTGGCATGCCAAGCAACGCAGGTTCATCGCTGTGCCTCAGTAGTTGCTGTCGAGCCAGGCCTTCGCCCAGGCGATCGCGCGGTCATTGGCTGCGGCCTTCGTGTCGTAATAGCCGATGTCCGTGAAATTGAAGATCTGCCCATCGTCCTCATCCTCCCACGGCCCGCGCTCGACCTCGACCCATGCGTGCCAGAGAAAACCCCTCTGCTCCGGGAATGACCGGATCTCCCATTCGCGGTGCTCGACCTTCACAGATGGCTGCTCGCTCATCATCGCTCCACAGAGTTATGCACCGATTCTGTGGATATCTCGCTTCCAGCGCGGGTCGACGTCGATCTCCTTTAGCGTCTTGTTCACGACGGTCACATTCCATGACGGGCGCGGCCCCATTGATTGGGACTTGAAGAATCCTACTTCCTCGACTTCCACGAGCGCGCGCTTCAGTGCTTGGCGCCACGTCGCCATGTTCATTTGGCGACTACCGCATAGGCGATGCAACGTCTCGGCCTTGAAGACGGCCGGCTCCTCGGTCGTGTCGTGTGTCGCGAAGAAACGATGCAGCCAGTTGGCGAGCGGCGAAAGTTTCTTTTCGGCTGCCCACTTAATCAGCGTTGTCTCATTGCCGCACAGGATATTGGCTAGATCGGGATTGAGTTTGATCGTCCATCGCGTTGCCGTCGAATCAATATCCGCAGAATTGGCGGTGTCGGCATCGACTGATGAGAATAGATGGGAGCCGTGCAACTTCATGAACGCTCTCTTTACGCTTGAAGACACAGTTAGCCAAACCGTACCTTCGAGCAGGCGCTCGTAGCAGCTGCGAAGCCTCGCATAGTCTTCCTCGGAATCGCTCCATCTGAGGCCATTGAGCGCCTGTGCCCCTGTTATGTGAACCTCGTCGCCGATGTTCTCGTCGCGCGCAAGGTGGCAGAGTTGCATGAAAACCGAGTGATCGTCTTGATCCAATTGCCAACCCGAATACCGAAGCTCGATGCCTTCCATCGACGCGAGCAGCGTCTTGTCGTAACGCTCGCGCGGCGCTCCCTTTTTGCGTACAGTAAAAAGCGCCGTGCGGGCGAGATTCTTGGACATTGCCCGCTTGTCCTCGCTCCAGCTCGGCGTGAACTTCAGCGGAAGCTGTCGCGTGTGCTCTTCCTCCAGCTTGCGCGCGATCTTGATGGCTTTGTCTGACAAGGAATAGTCCTCACGGTGAACAGCAAAACGGTAGCACGAGGTTGCTCCGGGGTATCAGATATGTTTCCGGGGTATCAGATATTTTTCCCGGGGTTTCAGATAGGTTTTCCGGGGTATCAAATATTTCGCTCCGGGGTTTCAGATATGTGCTCCGGGGTTTCAGATATGTTTTTCCGGGGTATCAGATAGGTTCCTCCGGGGTATCAGATATCCACAAATGCCAAAATTTTAGTTAAAAACAAAGGCTTATGCGTGCTTTCCACAGCCTATAAGCCTTTATAAGCCTTCTATAGTCCTAAAACCGCAAAAAGCAGCTTGCAGGAAGGCGGTCCGCTACCCTCCTCGCTTCTTGGCGATCTCCTGCAGGATGCGTCGGCACTCTCGCTCCGTTGCGCGCGCGATGACGTCGTTCATATCCTCGTTCGTGTGGTACTTGATGTCACGAAGCATCTGATAGACCGGGACAGGCATACGCACATGCATCGATTTTGGCGGGATCTCAACCGGTGAGGTTGACGACACCTCTGGATCTGCCTTTGTGGCCGGTGGCGGCGGTTCTGGCGCGGGCGCCGGTGCCTTTTCGGCCGGCTTCTCTGGCGCGGACTTGCCCAGCGCGGCACGCGCGGGCTCCTCGCTCCAGTCATCAAGGTTCTTCAGGCGCGCCGCGCGATCGTCGCTCGACGATTTAGGCAGCGGCAGACTGATCGACTGACGCGAGTTCGACATTGAAAATCTCCGAGAACACGTTGCTGATTTCTTCCTTCGCCGACTCCGCGCGCGCGGTTTTCGGCATCTCGATGACGCTCATACCCTCCGGAAAGGCTCGCCAAAAGGCCGGACGGTAAGAAACCATCGATTTCAGGACGGGCATGGAGCCGCCGAACGACTTGTCGATCAAGTCGACCGTGTCGCGCGTGTCCTTCGTCTCGCGATACTCTCCTCGCACCTTCTTCGGCGCTTCCTTGCCATTGATGAGGATTCGCACCTGCGGGCGCGTGCCGGTCCGCTCCTCGATCTCGTCCAGAAGCTTGATCATTGCTGGCAGCGTCCACACATCGGGCTGGCAGGGTCGAAGCGGCATGATGCACAGATCGGCAACGGCGAAGGCCTGGCGAAGCTCGATGCTATCGTGTCCGCCGGCATCAACGATGACCACGTCGTAGTTCTCGGCGAGCTCGGCGATATCGCGGCCGCACTTCCCTGTTTTCTCGACACACGTAATCGGTGGCTCGATGCCTTTGTCGCGTCGCCCCTCTGCCCAAGTTGCTGTTGTGCGTTGCTTATCCGCGTCGACGAGCAGCACGCGCATGCCGGCGATGACGCACGTGACGGCCAGATTCGTCGCGATCGTCGTTTTGCCCGGGCCGCCCTTCTCCATTCCGACCGTTATCACGATGCCCATTATTTCTCCAAGTGTATTGACATACGTACATGGGTATGTGGGCGGCATCATACATCCATCTGCACGTGCATGCGTGCGTGCGTGCGCACATAGGTGCGTAGGTGCGTTAATACCGATGTTCGTACATATGCAGGTATGTGCCTATGTACCTATGTACATGCCGATTCGACACGGAATTTCGTGCGTTGGCGGCCGCGAGGCGGTTGGAGGCGGCGAGTAGTGTGCGCACCTATGTACCGATGTACGTATGTACATGGTTGCAGTGCGCAACTTCTTATCAGATGTGGCGATTTTTGATGCGAAGCGCCCTATGTGCGCCCGGGTCTGTGCCAGATCGGCCGGAAAAGCAATCCTGATAAGGCTTCCAGCCGATCGGTTAAGAGATCTTCAATCTGTTGCTAGAACGGAGATGCCTCTGTGAATTGCTCCGCGCGGTTCTTCCGTCCCTCGTCGATCGCCTTGTCGAGATCCTCGCCGCCCGCGCTTATCGCCTCCCAATACCAGTCGCATTGGTGCCAGTCGCAGTCATCGCGCAGGAACAGATAGCGCTCGGCATTCTCGCGCAGCTTCTCGTTTTCGTCCGTCAGCACGGCGTTCGCGGCGCGCTCGGAGGCGAGTACTTCCGGGCTCGACTCGGCGCGGGCACGGTGCGCCTCGGCGAGTTGGATGGTACTCACGCGCTTCGCGGCGTCCATGCCTGTGAGCGCGGCGTGCTTCGTCGCATCAAGCTCGAGATCGAGCAAACGAATCCGCGTCATCAGATGGCCAACGAGCGACACGAGGTCGCTTTTCGCGTGACGCTCTCCGACGAGGATCATTGCGACGTTATATGAGGAATGGTTCGGCTCGCCGAAAGGGCCGAGCGCCGGATGCGTCGATTGGATAGTCGCCTCGTCAATGTAGAACGCCTGATCGCGCTCCGTGAGGTGGTGCTTGTGGCAGGGCAGGGTGCTCATGTGCTTCTCATTTGGTTAGATTCGATCGCGTCGCGCTCCTCGCGCGTCAGCAGGTAGGAGTTGCCTTGCTTCGCCGCGTCCTCGAGCGATACCCACTCGTAGAGCTGGCGGCCGCCGGTGCAGTCGTGGCCGATGATGTTCCCGCGCCCATCGCGCGCCATCTTCATCACTCGCACCTGCGTGCCGTGCTTCTTCGTCGTTCGGCGATCGCCGACACGCGGCTTCTTCCGAGTCGGACCGAAACTGATATGGATACGCATTAGGCTGGCTCCTTCTCGCGTCGGCGCTGCTCGAGGAAGTCTCGGAGCCATTGCTCCGCGTCGCGCGGATCGCCAAGCTGCCCGGTCACGCGGCGGCGCTTGCACATCGCGCCGGCTTGCCGCCACGTGATCTGCTGCGCGCCCGCGTTGATGGCGAGGATCCGCTTGCTCAATGCGATGTCGTAGTGGCTGTCGTGGCGCGGCGGCGCCTGGTGCCACTTGCGCGCGACGCCGATCCGCTCGGCCATCCCATGCAGATCCTCATCGGTGTCCGCGAGCATGTGGCACATGATCATGCGGCCGAATCGCGCCTTCATATCGTCGACGTAGACGGTCATGTGCGTGCCTCGTCGATCTTCTTCAGTGCGCGGTCCATGCGCACGGCAAGATGCGGGATACCGGCGTCGGTCAGGATCACGTGCACCTCGGAAAGCGTCGCCTTCGGCCGCTCGTTCGCGGCGCGCGCATCCTTCAACTGCGTCTCAAGCGTGCGGATCTGCGCCTGGAGCACGGCTTCGCGGCTGATGGCGTCTTGGGCCTTGACCCATTCGCCGTCGAATTCGGCATGCGTCGTCACGCCAGTCTGGCAATCGTCGCATGCGCATCCGCGCACGTCGAAGCGGTCGAATACGAATGTGCGGCTCATGCCTGTGTCTCCTTTGGTGTGGCGGGTGCGCAATATGGCGCGAGCGCAGCGCGGATCTGCTCTTGCTGCTCCGGTGTGATGTCGGGCTTCGGCGTGCCGTCCGCGTTGAAGCAGTAGAACCCGCCTTCGCATCCGATCGAGGAGCATCCGCCGGGCTTGCACTGGTTCGCCCTGGTCTTCGCGATCGCTACGTCGACTGTGGCGTCGAGCGCTTCGGAGAATCCCGGCTCCGGCTTGTCGGCTAAGAAGTAAATGACGTGCTTATCCTTGACGGGAACGTGAACCGTCAACGCTTTCCCCGTCCGGATCAAGCGATATCGCTCCGCGTCCCTGCGCAACTGGGCGATTTCGTCGAGCGCGTTGCGTACGGTTGGGTGCTCTGGGTCGAGATAGGCGAATGCCTTGTTGATGGCGCTCGTCATCTCTGCGCTCCTTTCCTGTCGATCGACTCGATAGCCGCCACAGCGAGCGCGGCCGTCTTGACGAGGCGTTCGCGGATCTCCGCGATGTCTAACTCCGCGACTTCTCCGCGATGGTGCTCAATCCATGCGCGGTCGGCCTTGTTCACTTGCTTCGCGATGTAGGCGATCCAATGCGCAGGCCGGCGCGTGTCGTCGACGTCTTGGCCGCCCCATTGCTCGTCCTGGCGCTTGCGCTCAGCGAGGACGTCCGCCAGGGCGCTTGGTGCGGCCGGGGTGCCGTCGAGCATGCGATTAACTGCGCCGGCGAATTCTTGCGCCGTCGGCGGAATGCCTACGCACTTCAAGGCCAGGTACGACTCGCTGCTTGTTTCGATAACCTGACACATCAGCACGCCCCACAGTGCTTCCATGCGCACCGCATCCCATTCGCCCGCATGCGGTGCGGCGAGAATGGCGCGGGCGAATGCCGCCAACGCATCCCGGTCGAACGTCCACCAGTGCTCCACAGGATCCGGGTTGAGCTCGTCGTCGACGTGGTGTCCGTGCGATGTGGAAAAGTGGTCCGCGAAAGTCTCGACGGCTCGTGAACCAGATTGCGCGGGGGCTGCGCGATCGCGCTCGTCCGCCTCGTGCATCCGCCACAGCGTGAATACCTTCGCGTTGCGCTCTTTGCGCGGCAGATCGAGGATGCGTTGCTGACACGGCTCGATGTCGGAGTGCTCTCGGAAGGGCGATCCGTGCAGGACTTCGAGCGGCGTCAGCTCGTTGAGCGAGTCATCGACGGACATCAGGAATGTGTAGAGTTCGGGGCTCATCGCGGCACTCCCAATGCGGGTTGAATGATGGTGTAGCAGACGAGCCCGGCGCGGTTCGCGGCTTCGTCGGCGGCTTCGAACGTCGGCCAGTTGTGAGCGTGACGAAGCGACGAGTGATACTCCGGACGGTTCACGTTGATCCCGGTGCCGTACGAGAGAAAGCCGGGCTCGTTTCCATTCGCGACGACATAGAACGGGCCGGCGGCAGTCTTCGGTTCAGCGTTGGGCAAGCGAGCAATCGTCTCGGCAACAACTGCACTCGCGAACGCGTGTAACTTCTCTTGCTGGTCACCATCAGGGTGATAGCTGTCCACGCCCGCATCCTGATACAGCCGGTCGATGACACGCGGCGGAATATCGATTGACTGGCTCACGCTGCGGCCTCCTCGGCCGGTACCGGCAGATCAAGGATTTCGGAGATCTTGTAGATGTAGACTTGTGCGCTGCGCAGGATGAACCCACTGGCAGGTTGACGGCAGAAGTTCTCGAACTTGATCACCTTGGCGGACGGGAGGCGCGCGGCGAACAGATCGATTAGCGCTTTGCGGCTTGCATCGCAATCAAGGATGTGCCAGTCGCGACTATCTTCGACGAGTTCGAATCCGCGTTCGCGCAGGGTGTCGATCCACGTTTTCTTGTTTTCCTTGTCCGAAACGGGAGTATCCGAGTCGATGAGGCGGAACGTGCCGTTGAGGCTGCAAGAGAATTCGCCTTTGCACACGCCGTATTGCCCGAATTCGAGTTCGCGAATAAAACCGAATCCATCGAGATCCCACCACTTGTTCAAATGCGCGGCGATGTTTTTGATCGATTCCTGCGTCGCGTCAGCGCTGAGGGTGTTGCCAAGTTGCTTTTCCAATTCGTGGATCTGCGTGTTGGCTTCGCGCAGCTTGGCGTAGCGCTCCTCGCGCTCCTTCGTTCCGAAGGTCTCAATGTTGAGCGCTTTGCACAGATCGTCGAGCTTGTATTCAACGACACACGCGACCGACTTTGCGAAGTCTTCTTCGATCGGACGGCCTTTCTCGAGGAAGGAATGAAGCATGCTGATGGATTGGCCGATGTCGTGGAGCTTCTTCTTGGCGACTGCCTGCTGATCGGGCGACAATTCGATGATGGGCGATTCGGTGGTCACGCTGCCTCCTTCTGGTCTTGCTTCTTCGCGAGCTTGTGTTGTGCGACGATGATCTGCCACTCCTCGAGTTCGATGCGGCGGCATCCTTCGAATTCGGCCTTGAAGGACTTGGCTGGCTCGTCGACGATCCAACCCTTTTCCTCTTTCTCGCGCACATCGTGCGCGACGTCGGGAATCCACATTGCGTAGGGGCCTTCCTCGCCGAGAAAGAGGAAGCCACATTCCTGAAAGGGGAACCCGATGTGCTGCATGCCGCTGCCCTTCTCAGGAAATGAGTAGGAGATCTGGCAAGGCACGTTGAGACTGCGCTGAATTAGCGTCGAGGCGTCCTCGTATCCTTTCTGAGTGGCGAAACGGGATGCCCAGTCGGTTCCTTTCTTCGGTCTGGAGCCCCACTTGTCGGGCTTCTTGAAATCGGGGTGGCGTTCGCCGGCGAAGTGAACGGCGACGACAACGCCATTGCTTTTGCTCGTCGATACCTCTTTGACATCGAGTTCGCGCGCGAGCTGGCGGGATTGTTCGCCGACACGCTTAATCTCGGCGATATGGTGCTTCACGAGATCGAGCGCTTTACCGCCTTCAATCATGAAAAACAGTCGTTCGGACATGGTCTCACTCGGTGGATGCAGCATCGCGGGCGCGATGCACGAGTGATATTGTTACTCAAAAATGATCAAGTTTCTACTCAAATTTGATCAAGCGCCCGACGAGCGCCCATGAAAAACGCCGCAGGCTGTGAGGCATGCGGCGCTTGGGTTTGCGGATCCTGCGAAAAGACTATGTATCTGTTGGCGCGCGGAACGAGAACTCTGGATCTTCCATCCACCATTCTTCGCCCGCGTGGTGCTCGCACGTCTTGTTGGAGCAGTAGCCCCAGTAATCGGCGCTCGCATATGGCTCTGTTTTCGCCATTCCGTCATTGCAGCAGACGTGTAGCACGGGCCAGCCGCAGGCGCGGCAAAACAGCCCGTGCGGGAAGCTGGCGGTGTTGTTGGGCTTGGGCTGGGTCATTGATCTTCCTCGATCAAACTGCTCTGCGCCTTCACTGGCTCGAATACCGTCTCCGCCGGTCGTAGCATCATGACGGACTCATAGCCACGATCGTCGCGCACCTTGATGTACGACGCCGGCGCGCGCACATTGTGGCCGGTCAGCTTACCATTCACGATCACGGGCTCGCGCGTCATGCTGGAACCTCGTCGGGAACGGTATCGCCAAATCGCGATGCAATGAACGCGCGAGCGGCGGCGACAAGGTGCGTCGAGCCGGTCTGATCGGGATCGTTGGACTCGTAGCACGAGCTCGTTACCCATGCGCCCCACTCGCCGCGATGCCAATTAAGGCCGATCTTCTCGCGCTCGATGATCGGATCCATCGTGAAGCACGTAACGTGGTGCGGTTGCCACCAGTCGCTATATCCTGGCGTGAGCGCGGCACATGTATCGTTGCTGAGGCGCACGCCGTTGAGTTTCGCTCCGGCGCGCAGAATCTTGGCGGTGCAGCCGTCGGCACGTGCGACCCAAAAGTCGAGCAGCACGCCTGTCAATTCACAGACCTTCATCGAGAACTTCCTCTCCAAAGTGATTCAGCACGATGGCGCGCATGGCGGCGATCAGGTGTGTCGGTCCCTGCGCGGCGCGACGCCCCTCGATGGGGATGGCGACGATAGGCTCATTGCCATCCTCGTCTCGCGGACCGGTGCCGATCGTGGCGAAGTTCATACGTGCGCGATCGACGATAAGGCCGCCTTCCGCCCACCTGGTCGACGGCGAATAGTGCTCGACGAAGCGGTCGGCACCGATCTCATTCTGCGTTTTCCGGAACGTGAAGAAGCCTACGCAGATAATCGCCATTGCGCCATTGTCGCGCGGATCGAAGATCACCCAGCGCGATCTGTCGAGCGCGCGGATCCCGCAATCTTTAAGGCGGCCGCCTTCGGCTTCCATCTCGACGCGCGCGACCCAGTAATCGAGCAGGGCGCCAGTGAGTTCGGATACTTTCAAGATGCGTCCCTCGCGCGAAGCATGGCGTCGGCGCACGCGTATGCGCTTTTTGCCCACGTGTCGATGAGATCCGCGCCGCTGTCGCCCCATGTACGACCAGTGATCAAGGACTGGAGGGTCTTTACCGCGATGAAGTCGCGCAGTGACATACCAACGTCGCCTTCATCTGCACACAGTCCCTCGACTGTTCTTACATTCGTGGCGGCACGCGGAAATGCCGGGCCGCCGGTGTTCTTCTCACTCATAACCGACCACCTCCGTGCGCGTGATCGGGCGCTTGGGCTCGGCTGTGTAGCCGTGTCCCTGGCAGACGTCACACGGCATGTATCCATCGTGCCGCTTCTCGCGCACAACGCATTGATGCGCGCCCCAACCGTCGACGCTATTCGGCATCGGTCCTTTGTGCTCGATGACTCGATACAGGGGTTTGCTTTCATCGGTGCCCGTCCCCTTGCACTTCGGGCATTCATGCGGGCGGCCGGAAAGCGCAGCCTCGTGCTTGCGGCAGTGATGTTCTGTATAGAAAGTCGCGCCATCTCGCGCCTCAAATGTGGTGATGACTTTCACGCCTTTTCTCCGCGCAGTTCCTGGATTCGGCGGCACAGTTCATCGCTGCGGCCCATCGGCTTATCGCGCTCGTAGATTCGCACCAGATCATCCCACTCGCGGAGGATGCCCGCGAACGGCTTCACCTTCTTGGCGATGCGCGGGAAGAATTCGCGGATCTCGGGTACGTTTATCACGAGGCGATAGCAGCGGCCGAAGTCCGACGGGTCGTGCGGCGCGTCGCCGCGATAGTGGTGCTTGCCGCCGAGCGACGTCGCGCCAAGCGCGATCGCTGCCATCGTCTCGGACGATACGCCGGTGTCGCCCGACAACAGCCAATTGCCCAGCTTGCGCTGTGCTTTGGTCGAAAGAGATTTCATGCTGTCTTCCTTGCGAATTCAATTACCCAAACCCACGGGTTCACATCCCATCCGCAACCGCGCGCGGCGTTGAGGCCGTTCCAAAGCGTACGGAATGATTCGCGAGCGGAGTCGTGCACATACCATCCATCGTGCGTCCATCCACCGTGAGACAACTCATTGGGCGCGGGACGGTAGGAGGCTCCCTCGTCGAGGGCGTCGGCATCGTCTATGTCCTGCAGGCGCTCGACGCGTATGGCTGTGATGTCGAGCGTGATGCGCGCCGCAGCGCGCGGCATGTGGATCGGCGGGCGCCACGTGCGGTACTTGCCTTCGGGCGACTTTTCGCCGTCAGGTCCGTGCGGGTCGTCGAGATAGTCGGCGCGGTAAAACACCGTGCAATCTTCATCGAACGGGCCTAGCGGGTGATTGCTGTGTTGCCACGTCTCGCGGACCCATAGCCGGTCGCCCGGTTGTCCGAACGGGCTCGCCACCCAGCCGAGCGGACCGCCTCGAGGGTGCTCCATCTGCGCGCCGAAACGGCGATCCGGGTTCGTGTGGCACGTGTAGAGGCGCGGGCTGCTGTTGATCGTCTCAACGTCGAGCCAGGTCGATTGATATCCGCGCCCCGGAACCACCATGCGGCGCGTCTGTGTCTTTTTCCCGCTCAAAATGGCGTGCACCATCTCGCTGCTGAAAAGGATAGGCGTCTCTTTCATGCCGGCACATCCTTCAGCGCGAACACGATGCCACGGCAGAACGGTCCGCCGTCCTCGACGATCTCGAATGTCTCGTGCGGAATGTCGGTTTTGAAAGTCCAGGAATAGTCGCCTTCCTCGCACCAGAGTGCTTCGATCGTCGCGGCCTTTTCCTTCAGCTTCGCGAAGTGCGGGCAGTCCTCGTCGTCGCATTCGTTCGTGAGAAGTCCGTCGGACGTCAAGTACGCGGTGCCGCCGTCATAGCATCCGACCTCATCGCGGATGGCGCTTGCGAATGCCATGTTGTCATCGCTTTCGCCGCAGACGATCACGATGCCGTTTGCCTGCGCGGCGGCAGAGATTTCCTTGGAAATGCGAAGCGGGTATGTCGCGCCAGTGATGGCTGCAGCGATTTCTTTCGTGTTCATTGGTCTCCTGCGCCCTATGAGTGCCCGGGCCGGGCGGTGATGGACTGGATATCCGCGCCACGCATAAAGCGCGGATATTCGCGCGGCAGATTATTAGTCTGTTGTCACAGCGATGCGAACGACCTCCTTATCGTGCTCATCGGTGATCTGAATCGCGCGGATACCCGGCGTGCCGTCGTCGATCCAGATGAAGCTGTTCCGAAACAACGCGGTGCCGCCGGGAACGCCGGAGAACGATTCGAGCATCGACGTGATGACGGCGGATTGGCGTGCGAGTCCAAGCCATTGCTTGAAGTCCGCCAAGCAGGCGTCGATCTTCTCCTCGGGCACCTTCAGAAAGTCGTTCAGGGCGGCGATCGGGTATTCGTTGTTCGTGATGGTCATGATTGGATCTCGATGCAGTTGACGCCTTCGGGAAAGACCGGCGGTTTCCATTTCGGGTTTTCTTTACGGAAGATGTTCACGCGCACGACGGTGTCGTCTCTGCCGTAACTCATGGCGGTATGGTGCATACGCGCCGGGCGCTTCACGTCCGCGTGGTAGTAAAAGCGCTCACGAGTTCGGTCAGCACGATGGCGAACTACGCGCACGACTTCCAATTCCATCAGCTCGCTTCGATACGTGTAGGTGCAAGCCGTCAATTGAATGCGCTCGACGGGGATGTAGGCGATGATCTTCATGCTTTCGCCGGTCGGACCGAGTGAATCCAGTTGAACAGGCGGCGCAGCGCGAAACCGCGAGCGATCGAGATGCCAGTAAAGGCAACGCCGATCATGGCGGACTCGTGAAACGCGATGTGGATCCCGAACAGCGGAAAAATCGCGATCTGCGCCGACAGGTTGATGCCGTAACCAAGCGCGGTGTTGAGTAGCGTCTCGATCAGGCTTTGCGTTTTTGTCTGCATGTCAGTGCCCGCACGGGATTTCTTCAGCCGTTGGTGCGGTCGCGCCGCACGACAGGCACGTCACGAGATCCGCATCGGCGGGCTTCGCCGGCGTCGGCTCGATCGCGTCGGAATGGTTCTCCGGCTTCACGCGGGCACCTCGCTGAGATTCACTCCGTAGCACTGCGCGACGAACGCGCGCGAGACGGCTTCGGGAATCGTCGAGCCAGTGATGCGCTTTTCGCCTTGGATCAACGACACGGGCTCGCCGGGCGGATGCATGAGAAGGTGACCGGTCGCGAGCAGTCCGGCGAGGAGCGGGCCAGCCTGCGCCCAGTCACCGGCCGGATTCCATCGCGTGGTGATGCCGGCGGCATTGACGAGATAGAACGCGGGCGGATTCGTGTGCGTGAGAAACTTCAGCGGCACGCCAGTCGCTTCATGGTTCTCCGGCGGCGTCTTTCCTTTCTCGGCACCGATTGCGAGCGCGACGGTCTCATTGAGCGCAGCGCCAGACAGTTCATTGACGTTTTTCACGCGCGGTACTCCTGCGGCATCCATCCGCACGACGCCCACGACACTTTCGCGTCGATGTCGCGCGGCTGGGCGATGAATTTGGGTTTCAGGTATTCGATCGGCACGATGTACGGCTTGTCATCGATCGCGACGCGCGCGCCTTCTGCGAACGCCAGGCGGCCGGACTCTACATCCATTGCAATCCCGGCGACGTCGGTGTGAATAACGCGGCACGCCATGCCGCACATATGGGCGAGGGAAGCGGGCAACTTATGCAGAGTTGCGGTGTCGCCCGGCTTGAAAGGGTGGTTAGCAGTGCTCATCTTGGTCCCCAGTTGCGCTGAAAATTACTTGCTGATGCAGGACTAAGATTAATCAAAAATGATCAATTTTGCAACTGAATCTACATACCTGTAACGAAACTTTTCTGACCTGTGCCGGGCTTTTTTACCAGACCGGTTCGGCGAGGACGCCTGCGGCTGCGAGTTCGTCCGATTCGAAAAAGATGGCGTTGATCTCGGTGCTCATCAGCACCCGGCGCATGCTGTTCAGAACGTTGAGATCCACGAAGCTGTAGATCGATGGATATTCGAACTCGACTGGGCTCGGCTTTGCATTCGGCCAGATCATGAGAAGCAAGCGGCCGCCGAAGACGCTGGATCGCCATTCGTCTTCGTACTCCATGTCGCGCTTGCGACGCTCACTTTTGATAGCCGATATGCGCGCCTCGACGCGCTGAAGCCACGCGGCTCTGTCTCGAACTTCGACTCTCATACCGACTCCGTCGTGCGTGTGGTGGATGCGGCCGCGTTGTAGGCGTTGACGGCATCCATGCCGAATTGGGCGAACAGACCTTCGCAACGATCGGCGAAAAACTGGTGGAATGCGCGCAGCGCGAGCAGTTCGTGATACATGCTGACGCGCTCAGCAGGGATGTCGCCGCGTTCGATCAGGAATCGCGCGGCACTCACGCGTTGATCGTGGTTCGCTTTCCAGTGGTCCCGTTCGGTGGCGACCTCGTTGCACTTCTGCATCCATTCGCGGGCGCATTCGAGCCTCGAGCGATTGCGTTCGTCGCGCGCGCGTTCGGCGTCTTGAATCGCTTCCGTGCGATCGTTGCGCAGGCGCTCGACGACGAGGCGCACCTCGTTCGGCACCATCGATAGGAAGTCAACCGTGCACTGCGGGCCTACGATGCCGCCGACGAGATTGCCGCACTCGGCGATCGCGACGCGCAGACGTTGATTCTCGTCGCGGTGCTTCCCGGCTTGCTCCGCTACCGCGCGGAAAAGAGCGGTTTCGTGGACTTTCGGCTGCTCAGTGGTAGACATTCTCGGCTCTCAAGTAAGAAGCCCGGCCGGAGCCGGGCATTTCGTGCTGGGGGTGTATTGGCTCAGGCCAATGCGAGTTCCGACTCGACGTGTGCGATGTCGTGCTTGGTCGCGCGCGGCGCGTTGATCAGAACGTGCTTGCGCACTGCGTTCTTCAGGTTGCGATAGACGGCGCGACCGCAGTGCTTCGTCAGCACGCGCTGCTCGAAAATGAACGGTTCTTTCTTGATTCCGGCGATCATGCTGCGCTTGTGGCGGCCGTCGAGTTGGACTTCGCGCCAATCCTTCTGGAAGGCGAGGGTGACTGCTTTGCGGAGTGCTTTTGCTTTCTTGGCGTTCATGGTGGTCTCATCGCGCGCCGTAGCGCGCTGTGTGGTTAAACGTGGAGGCGGTCGATGACGGAGCGTTGCACTTGGCGAATCGCGTGCAGTCGCTCCTCAATGAGGCGGATCTGTCCGGCGAGGGTGTGAGGCGTCAGCACGGCGTCGCCGACGCTATCGCTGCCAGAAAGCTGCGAGTCCAGAATCGGGCTAAGTCTCGATTCGAGCGCGTATTGATCCGCTTGGATCGTCGAAATGACCGCGTCGAGGGATGTGATCGCGGCCGTGAGTTCGCGCGGGCTTTCCGGCGGCATGTTGCCCATCTGGATCGACCCTTGTTGCTTGGCAATGTTCTGCATATCTACTCCGAGCGCCCGATACGCGCCCGGGCTGTGTGGCGTGCGGGCGAAACCCGCGTTCTTATTGGTGCGCGTCGATCGCACCAACAAATTTCGAATCTGTTGCGCCCACGCCGGTATGGCGCGGGCATGGGCAAATCTCGACTCCATTCACTAAGGATCACTAACCGTACTCGACAGGGATCGCGTGATTTCTCACGTGTCTTCTGCCGCGCGGCTTAGCGGTTGGCTTTAGGAAGGATCGTCGCGCTGGAGTCGAGAACAGCACGCCGATCAGCCACAGCAGAAGCGTCATTAAGGCTCCATGTGCTGAGACAGGAGCAAGAATACACAGTTAATCAAAAATGATCAAGTGGGCGCGGATAATTGTGTCGGTGGTCGTGACAGCAAACTCGCACCATGACCGAAAATGCCGCCCAAATCGCCTACTCCAGCGCCGCACCGGCTGACGAGCGCCAGTCCGCCCAAGCTGAGATCCAAAAGACGTCGCTTGCCGAAGCGTCCCCCGACAAGATGCTGCCGCTGATCGAATTCATCAGAGACAGCTACGAGGACATGGCGATGAGCAAATCGCTCGCGCGCGCGCCGATGATCCCGTTTCCGTCGGATGCCGTGAAAAAGAAGCAGGCTGGCATGCAGTCGGTGTTCCTCGACAACATGCAAATCAGCGTGATGGGCGACTGGTACGAAAAGAACAGCGCGTTCAGTTTCGAGGCGATGCGCGCGATGGTCGATCAGACGCCAATCCTGAACTCAGTCATCATGACGCGTATCAGCCAGGTGCGCCGCTTCTGCCGTGTGCAGGAAAGCGGCAAGGGGCCAGGGTTCAAGATCGCGCTGAAGGACAAGGAGGCGCACGCCAGCGACGACGAAAAGAAGACGATGGCGCTGCTCGAGGAGTTCTTCATGAATTCCGGGTGGGAGACGCGGCCGCGCACGCGCATGCGCCTGAAGCGCGACGATCTGTCCTCGTTCATGAGCAAGCTAGTGCGCGACACGCTCACGCTCGACTCGATGCCGATCGAGACGGAATGGAAGCGCGACAAGAAGCTTGGGCTCGATGGGCTCTACGCCGTCGATGGCGCCACGATCCGGCTGTGCACTGAGGACGGGTATCGCGGCGAGGATGAGATTTTCGCGCTCCAGCTCGTGCAGGGTAACGTCCGCAGTCTCTACACCTACGACGATCTGATCTACGTGCCGCGCAATCCGCGTACCGATGTAATGGTCGGCGGATACGGTCTATCAGAAACGGAATTGCTCGTGCGCGTGGTCACGGGATTCCTGAACGCGTTCACCTATAACACGAAGTACTTCGACAGCAATCAGATCCCGAAGGGTCTGCTGCATCTCACCGGCAACTACACCGACCAAGACATCGCGCAGTTCAAGCGCATGTGGAATGCGATGGTCAAGGGCGTCAATAATCAGTGGGCGCTGCCGGTGATGGTCTCGAAGGATATGGAGTCGCGCGCGTCGTTTGAAAACTTCGGCGTTGAAGTGAACGAGATGATGTTCGGCAAGTGGATGACGTTCCTCGTGTCGATCATTTGCGCGATTTACGGCATTGCGCCGGACGAGGTCAATTTCGAGTCGTTCACGACCGGAACGTCGAGCCTGTCGGGCAGTGACACTGAGGAAAAGATCGCCAATTCGAAGGACAAGGGGTTGAGGCCGCTCTTGTCGTACTTCGAAAACGTGTTCACCGACTTCATCGTCCAGGAGTTCTCCGATAAGTACGTGTTTCGTTGGACCGGTCTCGACGACGAGGATCCGAAGGACGTATTCGAGCGACAGAAGCTCACGCTGACGTGGAACGAGATGCGCGCGCTCGACCAGCAGGACAAGATTGAAGGGCCGCTCGGCGATGCCCCGCTCAATCCGACGCTAATCGGACCGTGGACGCAGATGCAGCAGGCTGCCGGCCAGGACTTCGGCAATCCGGATGATGCGCCTCCGGGCGCGGGCGGTGACGATAAGGGCGCGAACAAGGGAAAGGGGGAGCAGGATTTCGGTGCTCCAGGTGCCGCGAATGAGACGGGCGCCGACTTCGGCAAGCCGCCGGCGGGCGACGGCAAGGGCGCGGCCGCTGGGGATGAGGCAAAGGGCGATCAGGCCGTCGGCGATCCCGAACAGGGCGACGACGCCGATGCGATGACCAAGTCTTACGGTCTGCCCGTCTTCACGATCGAGCCGTGATCATGCAGCCGAAAAAGATCGAGCAACAGATCGAGGAAAACCCGGGCGTCGACGTGCACGACGAGATCTACGTGCAGCACGCGTCCGGCCCGATGGTCGGGCGCGTCGTCGCGCACGGCGCGCACGGCGCGACCGTCGACATCAAAGGAAAGCATCATCAGGTGCGCTGGAAGCACGTGCTCGGCGCGAAGAAGCGCGCCACGCAGCATTTCAACGTCGTCGATGAGGGCGAGGACGGTTACATTGTCGAGGATGGAAATGGGAAGCGACGCTTCTTGAATGTCGCGCCGGGTGCGCGGGAGGATAAGCTCGTCGTGAAAGCCTTCGGCGGAAACCGGCTGGTGTTGCTCGCCAAGGCGCGCGGCAATGACGCGGAGGCGGAGGCAGAGCAGATGATCTCGGCGCCGAAGTTCAATCCAGGCGATCGCGTCTTGTTTAGCGCGGGCGACTTCGACGGATCAGGCGTAGTCGTGGGCGAGCCGGGCAAGGATGGCGCGTACGTCAAGGACGAATCCGGCCGGGTGCATCAGGTGCGGTGGAATGAGATGAGCGCGACGCCGGACGCGTCGTGACAACATACTTGGGCTGTTCCTTGGCGAGAGGTGCGGCCCGCAGCGGACAGGTCGGGTAAAACAGTCCGCAGCTAGGGTAGTGTGTCTCCCACTATGACCTAGCCGTATCCGCACGTTACGCGGCGATCTTCTCACTGCCGGCGGAGGAACCTGCCGGCTCCCTTCCTCCAATTCCGTGCCACGTCCAATTGTGCACGTGGCAGTAGATCTCCATATCCTTCAGGCTTTCGAACCAGATCGCTGCGCTTCGCACTTTCAGCGTTGCGCGCAGAAGCTTGTTTGCCTCCTCGCGCAACAGCTTCATCTCCTCGAGCGAGATCGGCATGTCGTATTCCATGCAGTTGAGGATACGCTCCGCCGGCCGAATGTCGAATTGGATGCCCGCGTTCTTGCACACGCGGTCGTAGCCGAGAAAGAATCCCTGCAGCGCGACAACGTCAGCAGGGTCTGCTTGCGGTCCGTCTGGACTGTTCCAGGTGGCAATTATGGAATTGAGCGCGCGAAATCCCGGCACGGTGCCGGCGAGTGCCATCTTGCTCGTTACGACGCCAGCGCGCTTCTTCGCGCCGCGTGAGGGTTTCTTTGATACAGGCATGATGCAGTCCTAAGTAGAACCCGCAGTGTATCAAAAATGATTAAGTTTGTCGTGACGCTACGATACAACGCATGACGCTTCTACTCGACATCGGCGATCTTTCGGAGCGGCAAACCGATCGCGCGCTGAACACAATCTACAAGGCCATCCACAGCCACGACGATGACTCGTCGATCTGGCGGGAGCATGAATCGCCGTTTGTGCGGCGTCTGGTCGAACTGTTCACGCAACGCGGGCTGATGCGGCTCGATGGGTTCCGGAAGGAGCTGGAGCAGTGGCTCGCCGGAGAGCGACACACGGGAGCGCCGCGCGTGCGACGGCCGCCGGGCGCGATGGAGCGTTGGACGCATGGCGAGTTGTCGCTCGTCCGACTGTATCTTGAAACGCTGCCGCCGGCGGAATTCACGCTCGATGACTGGATGATGGTGGTCGACTATCTCGCGCAGCGTTATCTGCCGGCGACGGATCTGCGTTCTGAAGCGGAATGGTTCGCTGTGAGGTCCGTCTACATGGGCCGGGTGCAAGCGAGCATGGAGAGTTTGTCGGCGAAGCAGGCCGACAAGGTGCTAGATGCGCTGCCATCGACGCTCGAGGCGGCCGCCGAACGGTTCACGATGACGTCGACACAGCGCGTGATGATCGAATACGCGCGCACGCGCTGCGCAGAGAATGTCACGCGGCTCGCCGACAACACGCGGCACCGTATGCGCGAGGTGATCGCTTATCACACAGAGCAAGAATTTCTCGGCGTGCCGGGCGCGCGGCACTCGCTGCAAACGACGCTCGTCGACGAGTTCGGCACGCTGAATAGGGATTGGCGGCGCATCGCAGTGACTGAGGCGGGCGAGAACGCCAATCAGGGATACATCTCCAGCATGGCGCCAGGCACGAAGGTGCGACGCGTCGAAATGTACGAAGACGCCTGCGGTTGGTGCCGAAAGATCGACGGCAAGGTGATGGAAATTGTGTCGGCAGATGCGCCCGACAAGGACGGCGACACGCAGATCTGGCCGGGCAAGACAAATATCGGGCGCTCGTCTGCGCCGCGTAAGCGCGTCGGTAGCATTCTCGTGCATCGCGAACCAGAGGAGATGTGGTGGATTGCAGCGGGCACGCAGCATCCGCATTGTCGGGGGCGCTGGGTGCCGGTTATCCAGGATCTGCCTGGCGACGATCCAGAGTTTGGAGATTGGCTCCGAGCGACACTAGGGGGAAATGATGCTTCTGATTAAGGCGCGCGCCGACGGATGGAAAAAGCCAACTTCCGCGCAAGCGGCCGCCGGCAACTACAAGAAACCGCGCATGAAGTGGAATGGGCTCGATATCGCGATCGAGAATCCAAAGGGAACAGTGCGTGAGGGCGTCGACGAGACGGGAAAGGCCTGGCGCACGGTGTTCGAGCACGCGTATGGCGAGATCTCGGGCACTGAGGGTGTCGACGGCGATCCGGTCGACGTCTATCTCGGCCCCGACGAAAGCGCGCCGGAGGTCTATATCGTTCGCCAGATGAGGCGCAAGAAGTGGGACCAGTATGACGAAGACAAGTGCTTTCTCGGGTTCCCGTCGATGGGTGCGGCGAAGCGTGCGTATCTGAACCACTACGACGATCCGCGATTTTTCGGCGGCATCATCGCGATGCCTGTCGCCGAGTTCGTGCGCAAGGTGCGCGCGACGCGCGAGAAGCCCGCGATGATCAAGTCGATCCTGTTCATGCGGAGCGCCGTGCGGTAATCGTGACATGACAATCAGGATACGCAATTAATGGCCGCTCCTGATGATCATTGTTCTTCGCAAGTCGCAGCTCGCGCTGTTCGACATGCCGGTCCATGTGGCCGGTTCCGTCCGAAAGGATGGCACGTATGTAAAACCGCATATGCGGACCGCGCGCGTAGCGCTCAAGCCTCACGAGCAGGGTCACTTGTTCGGCGAGGCGCCCGCCAAGCAGGCGGCATCTAGAAAGACTCCGAAGCTCGATAAGTTTCTCGCCAAGCACGGCGGGGAAGCGCGCATGCGCTCGATGCTGATGGACATGCGTCCCGAACAGCGCGCGAAGCTGATCGACGCGATGGCGCATATCGACGGACTGGAGCCGGCTGATGTCATGGCGCGACTGAGCATGCATCAGACAGATCTAAAGCCTGCTGAAGTCGATGCGGAGAAGGCTCCGGGGACGGGTGGCGGCTTGATCACTCACGAGCAGTTGCGCGATCGCGCGCGAGAAGGTGAGCCGAAACAGGATGCGATGCCGGCGCAGGAGGCCGAGTCAGTCGCGGCCGCGCACGAGATCGTCGAGCACACGACGAAGAAGGGCAAGGTGCTGCGCGGCGTCGTGCGCAAAGATCTGAGTGGGCACCAGGCGGCGGAGATCGATCCGTACACCTTCCGCAAGGATGGCGGCTGGTTCATTCGAGAGAAGCATCTCGACGGCGCGGTGCCGGCGGCGGAATCGAAACCCGTGTACGTGCCGGGTGAGGAAGAAAAGCGCGCCGAGAACGCGGCAGCCGTCGACCGCAGCAAGGAGCAGGCGGCAAAGCTGCGTACTGCCGGCCAGAAGCTGGCTGATCAGGCTAATGCGGATCTCGGGCGCGATCGCCTAGCGAACACGGCGCGCCGCGCGCGCATGGCGGCGGGGGCTGAATCGGAAGCGCGCAAGCGGCTCGCGATCGCCGGCACGATGATCAATCTCGCCGATGCGATCGAGGCGGGCGAGGCGCGGCACCTGAAGGGCGTCAGCACGCGTGCGGCGGTCGAGACGCTGGATTCGGCGGTGCGCACGGCGATGAGCGAGACGGACCGGAACCTGCCGTACGTCGACCGGCAGCGGCAAGAGGGCCGCGCGCCGACGCCGGACGATATCCGCAATGCGAAGATTTATCGCCCGTCGTGGGGCACCGGCGGCGCCGACAAGTCACGTTTGATCGAGCAGCTTCAGGGCAAGCGCGGTGCGAAGCCGTTGATCGAGCGCATGCGCGGATCGATCGGTCCCGATGCGGAGATGGTCGCCGGGCTAAAGAAATATCTGACGGACAAGGACATCAGCTATGGGCTCGGCTGGTGGAATATCGAGCAAATCAAGCGCGTCGCGCGCCTGTCCAAGCTCGGTATCAACGACGATCACGATCTGCGTCTCGCGCTGACCGAGTATCTGACGTTCCGTGACGGCGCGAAGCAAGCGGATCCGATCAAGGCTGCTGAGCGCGCACTCGTTGGGAAAAAAGTCGGAATCGATTTCTTCCCGACGCCTAAGTCGCTCGCAACCAAGATGGCGGAGATGGCGGGCGTGAAGCCGGGTATGAGCGTGCTCGAGCCGTCCGCCGGCAATGGACATCTCGCCGATGCCGCGCGCGACGCCGGCGCGACGGTGGATGCGGTCGAAATCTCCGACACGCTGCGCAACGTGCTAAGCGCGAAGGGTCACAACATCGCCGCGCACGACTTTGAGTCTTTCGAACCGGAAAAGCAGTATGACGCAGTGGTCATGAATCCGCCGTTCTCCGATCGCAAGGACGCGGCGCACATCATGCGCGCGTACGACATGCTGAAACCGGGCGGTAAGCTGGTCGCGATCGCCGGTGAGGGCGTGTTCTTCGGCTCCGATCAGAAGGCGGAGGCGTTCCGTTCGTGGCTCGACGATCGCGGCGCGGAGGTCGAGAAGTTGCCGGAAAACACGTTCAAGGGCAACGATCTGCCGGCGCAGACCGGCGCGAACGCACGTTTGTTGGTGATTGAGAAGCCCGTCGAAGCGGCGGCCGCGCCGGCGCCGGCTGAGCAGGGTCCGCAGGAAGGCGACACGAAGACTGAGGACGGCGTCGACTACGTGCTGCGGGATGGGCGCTGGCATCGTGCGCAGGAGGAGCAGCCCGAACGTGTGGACGACGGTCGCGTGACGATCGCATCGGCATTGCACGACGGCACGACGGTGCGCGACGGCAAGGGCAACCTCTACCGCGTGCACTATCAACGCAATCACCTGGTGATCGCGCATCCGATCGTCGACGGAAAGGCGCAGGTGAACGCTGATTCGACGGTGCGGTTTTGGACCAGTCAGGATATGCCGCCGGCAGGCGATAACGATCGTCTGGATCCGATCTATCCGGTTGGCGCTGCGCGCGCCAACGAGCCGGAGCCGGCCGCTGAGCCTGCTATGCCGCCGGCAGCCAATCCCGACGTCGATCTCGCCGAAGATCGCGAGGACCTT